TCTTTAATGAGTTTGTCATAGCACAAGAAAAACTCGTTCAGGCACATGAGAGTATGTTTAAATATGTGAATGAAAAGGTTATGAAACTGCGTCAAGGTTTAAGGACATATACAAAGTTTAGTCAGGCAAAACAGTTGTTTGATAAACTTGGAATACCTTTAAATGAGAGTGCAATAGACGAGCAATCATCTATGGCATTGTCAGTATTCAGTCCTGATAATCTAGCTGATATGCTTACAGACCAAGAAGAGCAATTCGCTAGTAGAGAGGAAAAAATAGCATACTTTAAATCTTTACAAGCACAGGCAAACTAACACTTGACACATGGGACAATCTTTAATAGATTGTCCCATATAACAGAAAGGAAAATAAAATGAGTATAGAACTAATAGTGTTTGCATTATGTGTATTTGCAATATGCATAATTGGAATAATCGGCTGTATCAATACTTTGGAAACTATTGATGAGCAAAACAAAAGAGCAAGGTTTGAGTTTAATGAAAGGAATAGAAAATGAGCAATACTAATTGGAATTATTGTCATGGACCAAACTGCCATACCTATCACACTCAATCTAGAATTAGAGGTGTGAAAGGTAACAAGGTATTAAGGACCAGAAAGGTAAGTTCAAAAGGTTGGTGGAGAGATGAGTGGGGTACAAAGCATTGGCATTTCTTTTGTGATGATAGATGTAAACATGATTTCATTGATAAACATTTAAGACAGATCATTGCACTCGGTCCACGGTCCGAGCCACTCGAAACGCCGATCGAGGTAACTAGGGAAACTGTACACAATGAGTATTGGGGACCACGAGTTGAAACAACAATTACAGAAAGGACTTGACATATATTCCCATAAGGTATATAAAGACAATGGCTCCTGGGTCATGAGCCTTGATAATAACTGACCCATTAAACAGAAAGGATATATATGAAAGAACTAAAAGATGAATACAAACCAGGCGGCGCGAAGCGTCAATACATTTTAGATAAAGCGGTGGCTTATCTAAAAGACAATAGACTAATGGCTACACAACAAGCGCGCCACGCGTTCTGCACTCAAGAGTTAATGATGAGTGAGACAGAATATCTCGAGTGTTTAAACAAAGCTACCAACGGCGAGTTTCTTAATTCCATTTAAACTGTAGGTTGTGCGCCCCGCTTCGCGGGGCGCGAGGGGTCCCTGCGCGATTGGGAAATCGCTTGCAGCCTTGGGCCCACCCACCCATTATTGCATAAAGGGGTCCCACTACTCTAGGTTGTATCGCTTGATTTAGACTTAAATAGAGACTAAAATAGTTATTGAGTTAAAATAAAGGTGCAAAAATTTTGCAGAAAATTTTTTTCGAATGAACATTGATAAAATAAAACTAGATAAATTACCTCCTGATGCCAAAAAGGAGTTTATGAAATATGCCATTAAGTTGGCAGAAAAGAAAAAGAGAACAAAAGTCCACGATGATTTTATGTCGTTTGTCAAACATGTATGGCCTGAATTTATAGAAGGTCGACATCATAAAATTATTGCAGAAAAATTTAACAAAATTGCAAAAGGCGAATTGAAGCGTGTTATTGTGAACATGCCACCGCGGCACACGAAATCCGAATTTAGTTCCTTCCTACTTCCTGCATGGATGATTGGAAGAAATCCTAAACTCAAAATTATCCAATCGACTCACACCACGGAGCTCGCTGTGCGTTTCGGTCGTAAAGCAAAAACATTGATGGACACCGAAGAATATAAAAGCGCATTTGATACAAGACTGAGAGAGGACTCACAAGCCGCGGGCAAATGGGAAACCTCACAAGGTGGTGAATATTACGCAGCGGGTGTTGGATCAGCCATCACGGGCCGTGGAGCGGATTTATTGATTATCGATGACCCGCACTCGGAGCAAGATGCATTGAATCCACTTGCCATGGAACGTGCTTATGAATGGTATACATCTGGTCCACGTCAGCGTTTGCAGCCAGGTGGAACCATTGTCTTGGTTATGACAAGATGGAACACAAAAGATCTCACAGGCATGCTTTTAAAAAATCAAAAGGAAATGAAATCCGATCAATGGGATTTGATTGAGTTCCCTGCCATTATGCCATCAGGTGAACCTGTCTGGCCAGAGTTTTGGAAGTTAGAAGAACTTGAAGGTGTTAAAGCATCTCTATCTCTTGGAAAGTGGAACGCGCAGTGGATGCAAAATCCAACTTCAGAAGAAGGATCGATCATTAAACGTGAATGGTGGAACAAGTGGGAGCATGATTATGTGCCTCCTTTGCAACATGTGATTCAAAGTTATGACACTGCTTTTCTTAAAAAAGAAACAGCAGATTACAGTGCCATTACCACTTGGGGTGTCTTTCAACCTAATGCTGATTCAGGGCCTAATATTATATTGCTTGATGCGGTCAAAGAAAGACTAGAGTTTCCAGAGCTTAGACGTAAAGCTTTAGAGCAATACAGCTATTGGAAACCTGAAACAGTTGTGATAGAATCTAAAGCTTCAGGCTTGCCATTAACGTATGAATTGCGTAAAATGGGAATCCCCGTGGTCAATTTCACTCCCTCAAAAGGGAATGATAAACACGCAAGAGTGAACTCAGTTGCACCGATCTTTGAATCGGGTCAAGTTTGGGCTCCAGATCAAAAGTTTGCAGAAGAGGTAATCGAGGAGTGTGCAGCGTTTCCTTATGGAGACAATGACGATCTTGTCGATAGTATGACTCAAGCGCTGATGCGTTTTAGGCAGGGAGGTTTTGTTGAACACCCTGAAGACTATGAAGACGAGCCACTTCCACAACAGGAGCGAAGCTACTATTAATGTCAATTTTAAAATTACTGTTTGCACTTAACCCGAAGAATCTCAAACTTGTAAAAGCTGCAGAGATGACTCCAAAGATGGCACAAGAGATTGATTCCTTTCTAGGTAAGATGGGTGCAGTAGTTAACATTGGAAAATACAATCTAACTCCAAGTCAAGCTAAGTATTGGAGAGCTCAAAGAAAAGAACTTACGAAATACGAAAACAAACTAAATGAGATGAGAAGTAGAAATAAATTAAAAAAGAAAGAAGGTATTGAAACTTTACCTGAAGCAGACGTTATAGATTTTCCTGTCAAACCTAAACCGCCCGAAGGCGAACCATTTAAAGACGGCGGACCCGTTGATAAAAAAGATGAAGACACGGTTCCACTAGATCCAAATGAGTTTGATGAAATGTTTAGAAAAATGTTTAGTGAATGGGAATGGGAAAAGAAAAAAGATTCTTGGAAAGATAAAGACTATGCAGACGGTGGACGCGTTGAAATGATGGCAGGTGGAATTACAAAAATAAAAAAATTATTAGATCTTGCAAAAAAAACAAAATCAAAATTAGGTGAAGCCTCAAAGACAGATTTAAAAAAAGTTAGAGCAAAAGCTGCGTCAGATAAAAAATCAACAGAGGAACTTGCAAAGTCAGAACAGATTCCTGTAAGAGATGATACCGTAAAAGTTAAAGGTGAGGTTATGGAAGATGGAACTCCTGATTATGAATACTACAGAGAACTATTAGACAACGATGAATACGATGTTGTTAAAGGAGATGAAACTCTCGAACAATTAGAAGCTATGTTGAAAGAACAAGATGACTATATGAAATATATGTATGGTCAATATAAAACAGGTAAATTAGATCCACAACCTGGAGAAATCAATCGATCAAGATTAAATTTTTTAAAAGACAAAGCAGAAGAAGCAGAGATGTCAGGACGTTCAAAAATTATAACCCCAGATGAAATTGATGAATTAAATTTTTTAGAAAAGAAAATTAGAAAGATGGATCTTGATGAAAAGGTACAAGACTTAAATAAAAAATTAACAGACGAAGAAATTATGGAACTCAAAGATCTAACTGATTTAGGATACGCATACGGCGGCCTTGCAACGTTGTTCGAGGAGCGTAGATAATGGGACCGTTTGAACAAATTATAGGTAAACTTACTCAAACTGGAGCAACAATGCGTAATCCAGAAAAAGCAATTAATATATTTTCTTTAAGAGATAATATTTTAAATAATCCAAACTTTGAAGTTTTTACAGAAACAGAGCTTGCAGAAAAATTTAAAATTTCAAAAAGCGAAGCCAGTAAATTAATAGCAGCGACTAAAAAAGCTTTTCCTAATCTAGGCCCCATTCTTGGAACTGAAAAATATCCAAATGTAGATAGAAAGCTTTTTAAAAATATTAGAATGGTTTCAAATACAATTTCTAATTATTTACAGCAAAATAAAATAAATCCAAAAGAAGCACGAGCGTTATTGTTAAGCGAAAACATGGCAGAGCTTTTTCCAGGAAGAGAAGTTGCCAAAGATAAGGTGGCCTTAAAATTTTATAAATGGGGACCAAACTCTCCAGAAAGAAAAGTTGTTTTTGATTCAGTCAAAAAACAAACAGGTATTGATCTTACAAATGAAATGTATAATAACATTGTAGAAGAAACAAAAAAAGTAAGAAGTGAGTCTGGACAAGACGCGCGTATTTTTGCAAAACAAAAAAATATTAATAGAGATCTTGTTCGTTTAAATAAAGATGTTGTTTTAAAAAATTTACTTAAACAACCTTTTACAGGTGAAACTAGAAAAGCTATTTTAAAAAGAGCAACTCAGATTTTAAAACAAGAAGATGTTGCGACAGTATCCCGTAGATTATTTATGTTAGGAGAAGCACTTCAAGGTAAAACTAGAAATGTTCAAGGAATAGATTTTGAACCTGAACTTGGAGATAAAATTATAGACACACAACAACAATTTCGTAATCGATATGCATTTAGCAATTTAGTGTATGATCATTATGCTAAAACAGTGGACAATGTTTTTGGCAATCAAACAGGAAGAAAGTTTATTCCTTATTATCAAAAACAAATTAAAAATATATTAGATAAAGGAGACAGTCCTGATGAAATATTTTCATTAAGAGCTTCAGCAAGAAGAGGACTAACTCCTTATGCAATTTTTACACAAGCATTAAAAGAAGATTTAAATGAAAAAGTAAAAGGTGCGAGAATTGATTCTGCATTAGGAAGAACACATAAGAATATTCAAAATGTTTTAAAAGGAAGAAATTATGCAACAATAAGTAATCAAGACAAAGCAGCAATTAAAAAGATTTTAAACACTTACGACGATCAAGTAAAAAATACTTTAAAAGAATTTCCTGAATTAAAAAAATATAAAATTATTACTTCTGCTAATTTTGATTTTAAAAACCCACCTGAAAAATCTATTGCTAACTTTGATAAACGATTTAAAAATAATCCTGAAATTAAAAAAGCATTCCAAGATAGTTATAAAAAAGTTGGTTATTCTATGAAAGTTCCAAAAGAGTTTTTAACTCAAAAAGAGTATTTAAAAAAATTTAGTGGACAAAAAGGATTTTCAACTGCTCCAGTTTTACTTGCAACTTTAGGAGGAACTCTTTTAACAGGTGCTGCATTAGCGGGTGTACCAAAAACACCAGACGTATCACCACCAAAAGAAGTTTCACCTACACCACAAACAACAGGACCAGGTGTTGAAACAGCCGTAGGGGCTGGTGCAGCAGGAGCCGCTTTTGTTCCTAAAGTCAGAGAATCAGTTGGAAAGTTTGTACAAAAGATTCCAAAACCAATTAGAACGGTTGGAGGATTTTTAGGTAAAAGAGTTTTACCTCCTGTGTTTTTAGGTATGTCTGCTTATGATTTAGGAGAAAAAGGACGATACGAAACTCCTGGTGAATATGCATATACTGTAGCACAACAACCTTTAGATTTTTTAGGTCTGGGTTTTCTTGCAGAACAAGCAAAAGAAAATCTTCGTAGAAGAAGATATGCAAGTCCTGAAGAACTAAAAGAATTAGATCAAGGCCCTGGTATTTATGATTATGGTGAAATTCCTTCTTCACAAACGGATCGAGATACGTTAAAAAGAATGTTAGACGAACGTGCTAAACGTATGGAGTTTGGTCAAGCAGGTGTTTTTGATCCCTATGCAATAGACGCGTACCAAGACACTGGAGATGAACCTGTTTACAGAATACCTGAAGCAACATTAAGATCTCTAGAACGTGAAGAACAACAAGAACAAGGACTAGGCTCCTTGATGGATATGTATGGACCGTAGAGGATTTTTAAAATTACTTGGAGGATTAGCAGCTTTGCCTGTTGTAGGTAAAGTTTTTAAATTTTCTAAAAAGGCAGTTGAGGCTGCACCTAAAGTTTTAAAAGATCAAGGCATGCCTGACTTCTTTTATGATTTGGTTGCGGGTGTAAAAAAATTTGGAAAGAAAAAAGAATCAGGAAGAGATTATGATGTTTATGAATTTACAGATCCAAAGACAAAAAGAAAAGTTGAAGTCATTGATGGTCGTGATGAAGTAGGAGTTTCATTTGAAACAGATAAAGGATTTAGAGGTGAGATGGGTGTTAAAAAAGGTATACCTGATGAAATGACAAAAGGTAAAACTCCCCCTGATGAATATTATGAAGGTGAAGAAGTTTATAGAAGTATTGGTGGTGATGGATATACAAAAGATTTTGAAGAAGGTATTTCTGGTGGCTATCAAGGATTAGAAGAATTATCAAAACGAATTGGTAAATCAGGCGGCGGTTTAGCAGGCAATCCTCCGATTTATCAAACAACCGATCCAAAAGAAGCAGTTAAAGAAATCATTAGACGCGTTCCACAATTAGGCGGAGCAGGATACAGTCTACCTATCTACTCAAACAATGGTTCTGACATCAGTGCTTATATTGGTACACCAGGAGATCAAGTTCCATTTGGTATATCAGGAGATATTCAAGGAGTAGGCAATGTGGGTATTGCAAAAATTAGAGGCATGGATGATTATGGCGATCCACGATCCGAGTACAACGCACATTGGTCAGCAGGTACAGGGATCCCGAATCTAGATTTTGACTTACAATACAACACGGAACGTGGACCGCGGTTTGGTTTGACATACGAGAAAAGATTTGCAAACGGTGGATTAACTGATACTATACCTCCAGAGAAGGGACCAATGTCACAAGGTATTGAAAGTTTATTCCAAACAAGATAGGTTATTGCGATGGCAGAAATTGATAAATCATTACCCAACGAAGTTAAAGATCAGGATTTTGTAGAGCAAGAAGTTGTTACGCCTGAAGATACAAATCTAGGTGAACCTGTTAATGAAGATGCACCAGAGATCGTTGAAACAGAAGATGGAGGCGTTGAAGTTTCATTTGACCCAAGCGCAACTGAAATTCCTGAAATGGGACATTTTGCCAATTTAGCAGAAGCATTAGATGATGACATTTTAGATCCAATCGGTGCAAAACTGACTTCAGATTATTTAGATTACAGACAATCAAGAAAAGATTGGGAAGACACTTATAAAAACGGTTTAGATCTTTTAGGGTTTAAATACGAAAGACGTACAGAACCTTTTAAAGGCGCATCAGGTGTTAACCACCCTGTCCTAGCAGAAGCGGTAACTCAATTCCAAGCTCAAGCTTACAAAGAACTGTTACCTGCTGAAGGACCTGTGAGAACTCAAATTTTAGGTAAAGTGGATATTCCAAAAGAAGAACAAGCAAAGCGTGTTAAAGATTTTATGAACTATCAAATCATGGAACAGATGAAAGAATATGAACCCGAGTTCGATCAGATGCTGTTTTATCTCCCTTTAAGCGGATCGACTTTCAAAAAAGTTTATTACGATGAACTTTTAGATAGAGCGGTTTCAAAATTTATACCTGCCGATGATTTGATAGTACCTTACTCTGCAACTAGCTTAGATGATGCAGAAGCTGTCGTTCACGAAATTAAAATGTCTTCAAATGAATTAAGAAAACAGCAGGTCGGTGGTTTTTATAAAGACATTGACCTGGCGCAACCTGCCATGGACAATGATGAGATTGATAAAAAAGAACAAGAGTTAGAAGGTGTCAAACAAACTAAACAAGATGACATTTATACTTTGTTAGAGTGTCATGTGAATTTAGATTTAGAAGGTTTCGAAGATACCTCTTCGGATGGTGAGCCCACAGGAATTAAACTTCCATATGTTGTGACTGTAGAAAAAGATTCAAGACGAGTTTTATCGATTAGAAGAAATTACAAAGAAGATGATGCAAGAAGAAATAAAATTAATTATTTTGTTCACTATAAATTTTTACCAGGATTAGGATTTTATGGTTTTGGTTTAATTCACATGATTGGTGGATTAACAAGAACAGCAACATCAGCATTAAGACAACTCTTAGATGCTGGAACATTATCCAATTTACCTGCTGGTTTTAAAACTAGAGGTTTACGAGTTAGAGACGATGCACAACCCTTACAACCTGGTGAGTTCAGAGATGTGGATGCACCAGGGGGTAACATCAGAGATAACTTTATGGCATTGCCATTCAAAGAACCATCTGCGGTATTGTTACAGTTATTAGGTATTGTGGTTCAATCAGGTCAACGCTTCGCGTCTATTGCTGATATGCAAGTGGGCGACGGAAATCAAGGCGCGGCTGTTGGAACAACAGTAGCACTCTTAGAGCGTGGTTCAAGAGTGATGAGCTCCATTCACAAAAGACTTTACGTTGGACTCAAACAAGAATTTAAATTGCTCGCAAATGTATTTGCAACTTACTTACCCAAAGAATATCCATATGATGTGGTAGGTGGGGTAAGACAAATCAAAGCAACTGACTTTGATGAAAGAGTAGATGTATTACCTGTTGCAGATCCAAATATCTTTTCTCAAACACAAAGAATTTCTATGGCACAAGCACAATTGCAATTGGCTCAAACGAATCCACAAATGCATAATTTATATCAAGCTTATAGATCGATGTATGATGCATTAGGGGTTAAGGATGTCAATGCAATTTTACCTCCACCACAACCACCTGCACCAATGGATCCAAGTTTAGAAGAAATTTCAGCACTCGCTGCAAAACCATTCCAAGCATTTCCTGGACAGGACCACAGAGCACATATTGAATCACACTTAAACTTTATGCAACTGAATATGGTAAGAAATGCTCCGATGGTGATGGGTGCAATACAGAAAAATATTTTAGAAAGGATTTCTATTATGTCACAAGAACAAGTTCAGTTAGAATTCCAAAAAGAATTTATGCAAATGCAAGCGATTCAACAAAATCCACAAGCAATGCAGAACCCACAAGTTGCACAACAGCTTCAACAGATGTCACAAAAGATTGAATCAAGAAAAGCACAGTTGATTTCTGAGATGATGGCTGAATTTGCAAAAGAAGAAAACAAAATTACATCACAGTTTGACTCTGATCCACTTTTAAAACTAAAAGCAAGAGAAGTTGACTTACGTGCAATGGAAAATGAACGTAAAAAAGCTGAAGATGAGAACCGATTAGCTTTAGACAAAGCAAAAGCGATGATGGATCAAGGTATAAAAGAAGAAAAACTTGAACAAGATGAAGAATTAGCACAACTAAGAGCTCAAACTTCACTTGATAAAACAGTTTTAACTGCACGATTGAAACAAAATGCCAATTAGTCGAGGACAAATGAGAAAACAAATTACAACAGGACCTAAAAAAGTCAAAAAAGTCATGAAAGAATTTAAAAAAGGCAAATTAAACATTGGAAAAAGTTCAAAAAAAGTAAAAAGCCGTAAACAAGCAATCGCAATTGCTCTTTCTGAAGCTGGAATGAGCAAAAAAAGGAAAAAATCATGATCCCTTGGGGTTTATTAGGTCAAGGTCTTAAAGCAGGACTAGCTATTTACAAAAATAAGAAGGCTGCAGAGGTTGCAATGTCTGAAGCGGCTATTGTACATGCAGAAAAAATGAAAAAAGGTGAAATTGAGTATCAAGGTAGGGCATTAGACGCACAGAAAAATGACTGGAAGGACGAATTCATACTTTTGACATTATCTTCGCCTTTATTTTTACTTGCGTACAGCGTATTTGCTGAAGATGAGAATATTTCTAAAAAATTAGACTTGTATTTTGAGAAATTACAAGGTATGCCTTGGTGGATGATATCCTTGTGGGTTGCAGTCGTTGGGGCTGTGTACGGAATCAAGGCTACAGAGTTAAAAAATTTTGGAGGAAAAAAATAATGCCAATTTTTGGAGGAGCAAGCAAGCTCAAAAAATTAAGAATGCTAAAAGTAAAACCTTTAGCTGACAGAAAAAGACTTGGTGGTGGTAAGGCCGAAAAAATCATGGGAGATTTGGAAGGCGTTAAAAAAATGAGAATTCAAGTTGAACAAGCCGCTAATAAAAGGAGAATGGGTTTTGATGAAAAAAGAAAGCCTTTAAAAAGTGATGCTAAAAGCGATATTAGAATTGCAAGAGACGCAAGAAAGCGTAGATCAAAAACTAGAAAAGAACAAGCGGCTACAGTTGCAGCAGGAGGCGCTGCCATTGGAGCAGTTGCTAAGTTAGGTGAAAGCTACGAAAAAAAGAAAAAAGCAAAAAAGACTGAAGGCATGGAAAAAAGAGTCGGTAAAAAAA